GAAGAAATAGAGCTGCTAGTAGGTCGCAGCATAGACGAAATCTTTGCAGACGGGCAACCTAAAGGCAGGGCGCTTAGAGTTCTTTATTATGTAGCGATGAAGCAAGATAACCCTAATTACAAATTCGAGGACACTGAAGGCGTTACACAAAAGGAAGCCTTAGGAATGCTCGGAGCGACAGACCCAAAAGGAAAAAAGTAGCTGAAGATCATGCTAAGAAAATGGCAGAGTTCGTCATAGCTACAGGTGTTAGCCCTAGTGAGTATAGAAAGCTTACAGGGACAGAATACTCAGCCTTTGCAACTGAGGTACATAGGAGAAGAAGCAAATGAGCTTAGTGCTAAATGTAGAGATACTGGGAGAGTATAAAAATCTTGCCAAAGCTACTAAAGGCGCGAGTGATAGCTTTAGCGATCTAGGCAAAAAGTTTGGCAAAATAGGCGCAAACATTGGTAAGACTACAGCAGCCATTGGCATAGCATTAGGTGTAATTGCAGTAACACAAATAAAGAAAGCTATAGACGCAGCGAGCGATCTGTCAGAAGCGACCAACGCGGTAGATGTATCTTTCGGAGATGCAGCAGAAGGCATTCTAGAGCTAGGTGAGAATGCAGCTAGAGGGCTAGGACTTTCTAAAACAGAGTTGTTTGGGATTGCTACACAGTTTTCTAGTTTCGCCGGAACTATTGCCGGAGAAGGCGGAAACATTGTCGAGGTAGTTGATGAGATCTCACAGCGCGGAGCGGACTTCGCCTCAGTATTTAATCTTGATGTAGGAGATGCACTAGCTAAATTCCAATCAGGACTAGCAGGGCAATCAGAGCCGCTAAGAATGTACGGCATAGACCTAAGCGCCGCAGCAGTAGAAGCTCACGCCCTAGAAAAGGGAATTACAGACGGCACAACCCAAATGACCGAGGCAGAGAAGGTCACAGCACGTTATAGCTTGCTAATGCAAGAAACTTCAGGCGTGACCGGAGACTTTGCAAACACCTCAGACGGGCTAGCTAATCAGCAGCGCATACTAAAGGCAGAAATAGAAAACACTCGCGCAGAAATTGGCGAGAAGTTTATGCCTATAATGCAGGACTTTCAACAGTTTATTTTAGATACAGTAATCCCGGCAATTCAAGATTTCTGGGCTTCAATCATCGACCCTAGCGGCGAAGCTCAAACGCAGATAAAAGCTATTGGTGACGCCATAGACGTCTTTGCTCAGACTTTCGGAATTGCTTCTGGCAAAGTAACCTCAGATCAGATCTTCAACTGGTTAGGTGATGGAGTAGTCCAGGCAATCAAGGCGCTAACTTTCCTAAGCGTGTTTGCTCAGGAAACCTTCGAGGGACTAGACCTACTGCTAGGCGGCCCAGATTCTCGCTACAGTAGCAACGCCGGGCAGAAGCTTGCAGGCATACAACAGCTACTAGGCGCTCGCAATAAGGCAACTCAAGCGGCAGACAGAATCAAGTTTGCCCCAGACATGCAAGCAGGCGGCGGAGAGTTTGCTAGACAGGGCAGCATCTCTCAGGGCGGCAGAAGCAGCTTTGATCAGTTTGGCAACGCCATCACTATAAACATCAACCGGGCTAACGTAGACGGTCAGCAGATCATCAACGAGATAAACAACACACTGAAAACTCAGGGCAGCAGGAACCTTCTCCGATGACCTCGATAGCTAACTTTGACATAACTAGCGATCTCAAGGTTGAGTTCTTTTTACCAGACACCTCAGAGAATGCTTTTATAGTTGGCGTTAGCACACTAGGCAGCGCCAGAGTTCTTTCTAGCGGCAACCTATTTATCCTAGATCAGAGCTTGCTAGGTGGAGCTAACATTCTTGGCGGCGGCGGTGAGCAGGCGTTCACTTGGCAGAACTTATCTTGCAGCGTAAACCTAGCTAACTTAGAAAACGGCGGAGCAATACAGGATCAGCTTTACTTTCAGCCACAGCCAGCGGCAGCGCGTCTAACTTTGCAAACCTACGAATACGACCCTTCTACTAATTCGTCATTTCGCCCCGGCGTCCCGGTCAGAGTTAGATTAGAAAAAGATTTAGTAGACGTCACAATCTGGAGCGGAATCATTGACAGCATCGGCGGCACTTACACAATAGACGGTAAGAACCTACTTCAAGTGATCGCGTATGACACTATGAAGCAGCTTCTAAACACTCGACTAGTAGAGTTTGACAGCTCAAACGCCGAGGGCTACGTCTCACCGCTAGAGCAGCTAGAGATAATTGCTAATGAATACGGCAGCAGCATAAGCGCGCTAAGCAAGCCGGCAGCAGGGCGCATACCCTCAGAAGTCCTTAGCGAGGTCATTCCACAACTTCTAATCGAAGAAGCTATACAAGTCGGGCTAGGGCTGTTTTGGATAGATTCCAGTACTCAGGAGTTTGTCTTTATTCCTAGACCAGATCCAAGCATCTTGCCAGACTTCCCAGTAGGCGGCGGCTACTTTACGCTAGGGCAATCTGAGCTAGGCGGCATAGACGTCTTAGGTTCGGGGCAGATAGTTTACACAATCGGGAATAATCACGAAACTCTCTATCACTTATGCATGACAAACATTAGGACACTATCTAGCAGTGATGAGGTCTTTAACTCGCTTAGGGTAGAACTCAAGTCAGATCCAGACACTTTTGTAATCAGAGAGAACTCCGATTCTATTTCGCTATATGGCACTTACGCTAAAGACATAACACTCAATACAACAACGACAGAAGAACTAGAAAGGTGGTCGAGCTTAGTTTTCAACCAATCGCCTACTGACCTAGTGCAAAATGTAGAAACACTAACCCTAGACAGGCAGGGCAACTTGACAGAAGCGGCTTTTCTGCTACCTGGCGAACTAATCGGAGTGGACTTCTCACAAGACACTTTGGAGATACTGGATTACTACACCATCGTAAAAGCGAGTCACTTCATCGACTCTAACACTTGGCTCACTACACTAGACCTATGGAAAGAGGCATAGCATGACCTATAAAATCTTCGCAAACGGAAACCCACTGCAAGCGAGCGAGCTGAACCTAAATCTAATGCAACAGGCTATTGCGGTCTTTACAGATGCAACCGCCAGAGAAGCTGCTATCGCTACACCAGTTAACGGTCAGTTCGCTTATCTCACAGGCACTAGCAACCTGACCAAGTACACCGGTGCAGCGTGGGAGAATGCAATAGACATTCCGGATACAAGTCCGACAGTTAGCGAGCAATCAACTTCTAGAGCTATTACCGCCTCGGATTCTAACGCTTTTATTTACGCAACAGGCACGATCACTATTACGGTAGATGACGAATTGGCAATCGGCGAATCAGTGAACTTTATTCAAAACACAGCAGGCGCGATTACATTCGCAGCAGGCGCAGGAGTAACCCTCAATTCTAAAGAGGCGCTGCTAAGCACTAATGGTCAGTTTACAGGTGCAAGCCTTACTAAGAAAGCGACTAACAGTTATTACCTAATTGGCGATCTCGCATGAGCCTAATTAGATTAGGATTTTGGGCTGCTTCAGGTAGCGCTGGACTTAGTTATTGGCTTGCGACGCTTGGCGGCACTGGCAGGGACCGTGCTGAGTCTGTAGCAATTGACTCATCAGGCAATGGTTATGTATTGGGAAGAACAGACTCAGCGGGCGCAGGCAATGATGACTTCCTACTTGTAAAATACGACCCAGCAGGAACTGTTCAATGGCAGCGTGTGCTGGGTGGTGCTGACACCGAACAAGGCAGGGGAATTGCAATTGACTCGTCAGATAATATTTATGTAGTTGGTAAGACAAAATCAGCGGGCGCAGGCATCGATGACTTGCTACTAGCAAAATACAACTCAAGTGGGACTATTCAATGGCAGCGAGTGCTGGGTGGTACAGGTGAAGAACGAGGCCACGCTATAACGATTGACTCGTCAGACAATGTTTATGTGTTTGGCTTTACAGACTCAGCGGGCGCAGGCGGGATTGACTTCTTACTAGCAAAATACAACTCAAGCGGAACTATTCAGTGGCAGCGCGTTTTGGGTGGGTCAGGTATTGAGTTTGGTAATTCTGTAGCAGTTGACTCATCAGGCAATGTTTATGTGTTTGGGGACACCGAGTCAACTGGCGCAGGCGGGATTGACTTCTTACTAGCAAAATACAACTCAAGCGGAACTATTCAGTGGCAGCGCGTTTTGGGTGGGTCCGGTACTGAGCAAGGCAATGGAATCGCAGTTGACTCATCAGGCAATGTTTATGTAATCGGAAACACCGCTTCAACTGGCGCAGGCGGGAATGATTTCTTACTAGCAAAATACAACTCAAGTGGGACTATTCAATGGCAGCGCGTTTTGGGTGATACAGGCACTGAAGTGGGCTACTCTGTAGCATTTGACTCATCAGATAATATTTATGTAGCTGGTTATACAAACTCAACTGGCGCAGGCGGGATTGACTTCTTACTAGCAAAATACAACTCAAGTGGGACTATTCAATGGCAGCGCGTTTTGGGTGGGTCCGGCAGTGACTATGGCCGCTCAATAACGATTGACTCGTCAGATAATATTTATGTAGTTGGTTATACAGGCTCAGTTGGCGCAGGCAGTGATGACCTCCTAATCGCCAAATTGCCTAGTGACGGGTCACTAGCTGGCACTTATGTCTTAGACGGCGTGAACATTGTTTATGCAGCCTCAGCACTGACAGGTGCAACTAGCACACTAACTGCGGCCACCAGCACCTTGACAGGTGCAACTAGCACACTAAATGCGGAAACCAGCACCTTGACAGGTGCAACACCATCCCTCACTTCTAACTTCGTAGAAATCCCAGCGTAAGGAAAACATAATGTTATACATAAATCCAGATAATGAATACCCTCGACACATTGGGGATGTTCAACTAATTTCGCCTAACTTTGTAGAGGGCAACACTCTACCAGTTGGTTGGAAAGAAGTGACTGAAGTAACTCGCCCGATACCCGGCAAGGATAAATTATCTGTCGAGGCTTTCCCCGTAGAAGTAGAAGGCGTAATGACCCAGAGCTGGACAGTTCGCAAAATGACGGCAGACGAATTAGCTCGCAGAGATGCACCTGCTAACGCCAGGGCAAAGTTAATAGAGCTAGGACTTACAGAGCTAGAAGTAAACGCTTTGATTTCAGGGCTAGTTAGATAAACAAATGTCTGAGCAGATACCGAGAAACAACACACAGCAGCAGTTACTACTAAAGCTAGTAGGTGACATGGCAGACGTAAAAGCCGGGTTCAAGATGCTGCAAGATCATGAGGACAGAATCAGAGAGCTAGAAAAAGCTCGCTGGCAAACAGCCTGGATTACTGCTTTCGCTTCTGCCGCGCTTACTGCTTTCGCCGTTACCGTTGTTTCGCAGGTTCTAATTTGAGATACCCATTACCTAAGGCAAGCATCACAGCACTCTATGGAGCTACAGCTAACAGGACTAACCCTCACAGGGGATTAGACTTTGGAGCCGCTACAGGCGCTTGGATCACAGCCCCGGAAACAGGCACGATAGTAATCAACACCTGGAGCGATGTTCTAGGTAATTGCTTAGTCCTACGCTTCTGGCATCAAGGCAAAGACATGCCTATGTATCTAGGCTTTGCTCACTTAAAGGTAAAGAGCAAGCACAAGGTAGGTACTAAAATCTGGGAAGGTAATAAGTGGTTCGCTGCAGTTGGCAACACTGGAAGCGCCTCACGCGGTAGCCATCTTCACCTTACCTACGGAGACACGCCTAAGCACATCTTCTACGGTCAGACTTTTGACCCGTTAGCCCTATTGGAAAGGTACGCAAAATGAGATTCAACCCCCAGATTAGAAAAGCAATCTACGCGGCAGTAGCCGGATTAGTGCCGCTTCTAGTAATCGCCGGGATAGTTACCGGAGAGCAATCGCAGCAGATACTTAGCAGCGTCGCAGCAGCGTTAGCTTTCTTTGCTTCAGTGATGGCAGTAAAGAACACTGAGGTAAACAACCCTGAAGAATACGAAGACGTAACCGATGGAATAGAGCCTCCACACATTCCAGGTGTCTAACTTTTTACACCCTTTTTAGACTACTTTTTACACTAGCCTCGAGCGTTTCGCAATCTAGCGCGTTGCCTAGTGTTTACTCCTCCCCAGATACCATGCTTCTCATCATTCACTAAAGCAAACTCTAGACACAGCGACCTAACTGGGCAGATTTTACAGAGACTAATCGCAGACCTGAGGCTAGTATTTGGAACGCCCCCTTCTGGAAACCAAGCATCGGGATCAGAAGTTTGGCAGGCAGTTGCCCCGGTCTTTCTAATCCCTTCTGCTAACGCAGTGAGGGCTTGTTCTGAGTTCATGCATCAACAATAACTGCAATTATGTCGCGCTGCTTTGCTATGCTCCAAAACATGATCACAGTGAATAAGACAATTGCCAAACTAGGCGGCACTCTAATCGGCACACACCCGGCAGGATCTCCGAGTGGCA